CGATTTGCAGAACAGGGCTAGTATGTGCTACCAGAACAACTACCAACCGAGAGCACCAAAGCCTACGCCGCGTTTGTGGCATACTGCGAGATGGGCAGCCAGCGCAGCCTGGAGAAACTACGGCAAAGTTTCGGCAAAAATACGTCATATATCCGCCAGTTGCAGAACTGGAGCGCACAACATCACTGGCAGGAGCGGGTACGCCAGTATGACGCGGCAGTCCTCGAAGAGCACAATGCCGCGCTACGTACAAAGCGTAATCAGGAAATTGAGCGCTTACGACAGGATGCACTACTGGACGCCAAGACGCTCCGCCAGTTGGGGCGCGGCTCATCGGGCAAGCTCGGCGAGGCAATCAAAAATATGCAGGCAAAGGACATAGAGCCGAAGCACGTTGCATCGCTCCTGCGCACGATTGCACAATCATTAGAGGCCGCAACCAACATAGACGCGGCGGCACTCGGCATAGATGAGGCACTGGAACATGCCTGCAACACTGACACAACAGAGTAAGCGATGGTTGCGCCAGCAATGGCGAGCACCGCTAACGAACAACACCGCACCACAGGCCACGAGTGAGAGCGCGCCTGTGTACATCCCACGCGGCCCCGCTGCGGAACTGCAGACCAATCATGCCACAGAGATTGTTATAAGCGGCCCGGCTGGCACGGGCAAAAGTCGGGCTTGTCTGGAAAAGATGCACGTGTATGCACAGCAGTACCCTCGCTTTCGTGGCCTGATCGTGCGCAAGACGCGCGAAAGCTTGAGCGAAACCGGGCTGTTTACGTATGAGCAATATGTCCTCGGACGCGACCACCCGATGATTATTGACGGCAAGCCCAAGCGCCGTATTCGGCAGGTCTACCAGTATCCCAATGGTGCGGAGATTGTTATTGGTGGAATGGACAAGCCATCGAAAATTATGTCTACTGAGTATGATATAATTTTCGTACAGGAAGCCACCGAGGTGGAAGAGCAGGATTGGCAGGCACTCCTCACCCGCCTTCGTAATCATGCACTGCCATTTCAGCAGATGATGGCAGACTGCAACCCATCAGCACCAACGCACTGGCTATACCAGCGATGTATGAGCGGGCGCGCTACGCTGCTTAATAGCCGCCACGAGGACAACCCGCGTTTGTATCAGAATGGCGAGTGGACAGAAGAAGGGAAAGAATACCTCGCCATTCTGGATAGCCTGACTGGTGCGGAATACCACCGGTTGCGGCTTGGGCAATGGGTGCAGTCGAGCGGACTGGTGTACGATGTGTGGAGTGATGACAATGTTAGTGAGGATGCTGAGTATCAGCCAGGCGCAGGTGAGGTGTACTGGGGGGTTGACGATGGCTATAGCGGCCAGATCGACCCGCGCACCGGGCTCTACACGGCAGACAGCCACCCCCGCGCATTCGTCCTGGCACAGTTACGAAGCAATGGGCGGCTCTGTGTGTTTGCTGAGCACCTGACTGTCAAAACACTCAGCGATAATCATCTGCAGCAGGTGATGGCGTTAGGGTATCCTATGCCAGCGTATGCCGCCGTCGATAGTAGTGCAAGCGAGCTAAAACGCCGCATCCTTGACACTGGCGTGCCAGTCAAGAGCAAGCCGATCAGCGTGGAGGAAAGTATCAAAGAGACGCGCCGCTGGCTTGCCCCCGACACAAACAACTGGCGGCGCATCCTGGTGCATCCGCGCTGCAAGCATCTGCGCAATGAGATGATAAGCTATGTGCGTAACCCGGCGACTGGCACGCCATACAAGAAGGACGATCACTGTCTGGACGCCCTGCGGTATCTCACGCATGCATTGCGATACGAGGTGTAATGACAACTGAAATCAAAAAACGCAGTGTTACGAGAGATGATGCCGAATATGGTGGCGTGTACCATTTTCATTTGCCGTTTGGAAGCTATGCTGACAGTGTCAGCTTGCCGCCCGATCCGCCTGCGTACTGGAGTCGCAGCCGAGATGCGAGGCTACGAACTACAGTGCATCACGGCACAACCTGGCCGAATGCCGTGAGTATCGCTATCAGTAAAATGGCGTCCCTTGCGTGGGAGGTGTCGGGGCCGGTGCCGTTGCGAGTGCGGCGGGCACAAGACCTACTCCATACCATTGGCGCGGGGGGCGGATGGGTGTCGTTTCTTTCCAAACATTTGCGCGATTTCTTGACATGCGACAATGGCGCATTTATTGAGGTGGTGCGTGCAAGCTCCGCGCGCGGGAGTCGTATCATCGGACTGATGCATCTGGACAGCCTGCGCTGCGAGCGAACAGGAGACAGCCGCGCCCCGGTCATCTATACCGACAAGAAAGGCAAACGGCACGAACTGCGAGACTACCAGGTTGTCAATATCACCGACATGCCCAATCCTGGCGATGATTACCTGGGCGTTGGGTTGTGCGCTGCGAGCCGCGCCTATGAAGCCATCGTGAAGGCAGCAGCCATTGATCGATATTTTGTTGAGAAGATTACTGGTAACCGCCCGACCGCGCTCCATTTCGTGCAGGGCGTCAGCCGTAAACAGCTTGAAGACGCGTTTCGCACCAGCGATCAACACAGCGCCAGCAAGGGCCATGTCGTGTACAAAGGGGTGGTGATGGTCCCAGTCCTCGGAGACACGCCCGCGCAACTCATGACTGTGCCCATCGCAGAAGTACCAGACGGGTTTGACGCGGAGCAGGAGCGACAGGACGCCGCGCGGCATATGGCCGGAGCTATCGGTATCGACCCGCAAGACCTTGATCCCAACCTGCTGGCATCGCGTGCGTTGGGGACTGGTGCCCAATCGCTGGTCATTGCCGCAAAAGAGAAAGGCCGGGGACTGGCGGCCTGGCGGCAGGCATGGACACATATACTGAACGAGTATGTACTACCTGCTAGTGTGACATTTGAATTTGTGGAAAGTGATCCGCGTGATGAGGATTTGCGTGCGGATGTTACCAGAAAACGCGGTGAGTATGTAGTGGGGCTCGTGAAAAATGGCGTTGTCAGCCCACAGGAAGCCGTGCAGTACCTTGTTGACTGGGACGAACTGCCGAAAGAGTTCCTTCCCAGCGATGAAACCCCAGACACAAGTCTGGGGGATGATGAGAAGCCAGGCGAACCACAACCGGATACCTCATCGATGCCGGATGTAACTGAAAAACAGGCGCGCAACGCGACAGCGGTTATTGACGAACAACTTTCAGCCGCGCGCGCGCTCTTTCTGGAGGTAACCTCGTGACATATACCTATGACAAATGCGATAACGCGCTGGTGGCTGGTGGCACTGCGACGCCTATTGCGCACGCCAATGGCAAGCTTTACACTTACGCCGTGTCGGTTGGCAGTACCGCAACTGAAATTACATCAGCAAGCTTGCCAGATGCCGAGCGCGTGGATATCGCCATTTTTAATCTATCAGCAGACACGGCCTATATTGGCCCGGATGAAAGCGTGACGACCGCGACCGGATTTCCGATAATCCAGAATGGGAGCATCGTCATAGCCAGCACTGATTGCCCAATCTATGCCATTGGTGCCGACCAGGCCAGTATTGATTTGCGAGTTCTGGAGATCATCTGATGACCGGTATCCGCATTGTGCCTGCGGGCGCGCCATTATATGTGGGCGCAATCCCACCGGGCATACAGGTTGCTCAGAGCGGCAGCGTAGCCTCACCCCTGATCACCGACCTTGTCGCCTACTGGAAGCTCGACGACCTTACGTGGTTGGATAGTGTCGGCAGTGTCAACCTCAGCAACAACGGCAGTGTGACGGTAGGAGTGCCAAAACTCGGTGCGGGAAGTGCCGAGTTCAATGGCACGAACTATCTCTCCGTAAACAATAATAGCAGCCTTCAGACAGGAAACATTGATTTCACATTGGCGTGTTGGATAAATCCAGTTTCTGTTTCGGGCACCAAAGGCATCCTGAGCAAATTCGACACAGGGACAGATCAACGTGAATATCAATTATTTACGTCTGGTACGTCGGTGCAGTTTGTCGTATCGTCGCAGGGCGTCGCAGGATTTATAGACAATGTTGCAACGCCAACATCTACCATATCGCTGGATACGTGGTCTTTTGTGGTTGCGTGGCACGATGCGACTGCGCAGACGATCAATATCCAGGTAGACAATGGCACAACGTATAGTGCATCACACTCAGGTGGCGTATTTGTTGGCACCAGCCCATTCCAGGTCGGCACCGCTGTAACAGACAACTTGTTCTGGATTGGACGGATTGACGAAGTGGCGCTCTGGAAACGTCTACTCACGGTAGCAGAGATCAGCGATCTGTATAACAGCGGCTCAGGATTAAGTTATCCATTTAGTTAAATGAAGGAGTTTGAATAATGGCAGTAACCTATATCAAAGTAGACATATCGAAGCGTCTCGGTGCGGAATTGCGGCAGACGGTGGTACACGGCGAGCAGTTTGATGAGCGCCTGCATAGACTGAAAGACGTGATGGACACGATGATTGACGGTACCGATTACAGCCGCCTGGAAACCGAGTTCGGCCTTGCTGCGGGCAAGGGCGAGACGGTCTACAATCTCGTAGCGGGCGCGGCTACGGACGTGAGCGGGGCGAATATCACGCAACTTCTCAATCGACTGGGATAACAGCATGGACGAACTGGACGAACTGATAGCGCGGTTTGAGGCCGAGGTGCGCATCTTGATGGCGCGTCTTGAGTCAGGCAGTATCACGCCTGATACATGGCAAGCAGAGTTCGAAGACCTGCTTGCTCGCTATCACACGGCAGCGTCAATGGCAGGCGTCGGCTCGGATAGCATTCCCCCTGCCGTACGTAGCCAGCTTGTTGCGGGCGTTCAGGCACAGTTCGCGTTTCTGGACGGCTTTGCTATCGAAATCCAGGATGCCGATGAATATATGGCAGGATGGAATGCCCGCGCGGATATGTATGCGAAGTCTATCAAGACCCCGTATTGGCAGGGGCGCACCCGCATGCTGCCGTTGCCAGCCATGCCAGCAGAGGGGACCCAATGCCTCACCAACTGTGGGTGCATCTGGGATATTGTCACCATCGATGAAGAGGCCGGGGATTATGATTGTTTCTGGCGACGCGGGAAAGATGATAGTTGTCAAACGTGCATTGCTCGCGAGCAAGACTGGTCGCCGTTGCGAGTGCGGGGAGGGGTATTGCTATGAAGCCGCAGATCAAAGTCATTGTGCCAAAAGATTTGGCGATTGACCAGAGACGACTGAACCGCGCCATCGAAAATGGATTGAACGCCAGTGCCCAGGCAGCAAAAGCCGATTTTGATGTCACGACGCAAACATGGAAAACAGATGTAAAATTCAACATCAAAACGCGAAACAAAGCCCGCCGCGTGACAACTTCCTCACGTATTTATGGCTATGTGAATGATGGCACCCGACCGCACATCATCCGCCCGAAACGCGCGCGGGCCTTGACGTTTTTGACGCCACATCGAGCAAAGACAAAGCCGCGCAAAATCCGAAGCGGGCGCGGCGGCGTTGGAAATACAATCGTCTACACAAAAATCGTGCAACATCCTGGTACGACAGCACGCGAGTTTGATAAGACCATCCAGGAGAAATGGCGGCGGGCGTTCCCAACCACCATGCAGCGCGCCATTGACAGTGAGGTGCGGTAATGCCCACGATGATTGACATAGGGATGTTGCCACAGTTACCCCAGCCTGAAACCGAAGCGGAGGCGGCGTGGTGCGAGCGTGATGGCCTCCTGCGGGCGTGGATAGCACGACACGGCTACCGCTCGTTCATCCGGTGCCCGGTGGTGCGTGCAACGATGTTTGTTGGTAATCAGCCGTTTGTGCAGGATGAATACGCGTGGCTGCAGTCGCTACCTGATTGGCAGGAGTGCTGGTATCCCGCCACACGAGAGAACTGGATTGGAGCCCCGCCTGCCAGTGTACCAGACGTAGGAACCAGTAGCCAGCTTATCCACCATGCGTATACCGCTGCGCACTACGAGCAATGGTGCGGTATATCACTTGCTGCCTATGATACGATTGTCGAGATTGGCGGCGGCTATGGCAGTTTTGCGCGACTGTGCCATAACCTGGGGTTTCGTGGGGACTATGTTCTGTATGACCTTCCGGCGTTTGCCGCGTTGCAATCCTGGTACACAGCGCAAGCCGGGGTGGGCGCTGAGTGTTATTATGATCGTGAGGCGTGGCAACGTCGTGTCGCCACGATCACCGGGCATACCCTGTTCGTTAGCCTATGGGCGCTCTCAGAGACCAGCGCTCGCCAGCGGCAACCATTACTGCAAGCGATACGCGGCATTGATGATTTTTGCATCGCGTACCAGGGGCGGTTTCGAGAGATGCACAATGGGCCAGCGTTTCAGGAGTGGATAGCAACAATGCCCGAACACACGTGGCATACCGAAAAATCGTTCCTGTTTGGGGCGCGTCGTGGACTATAAGCACCTTGCTCAACAGTTAGAATCTGTGCAATCGTTTTTGCGGCCTGATGAGATGCGGTTGCTCTATGATCTGGCGCAGCCTGGATACCGATGTGCCGATCTTGGGGTTGGGGCTGGAAAGAGCGCGATCCTGATGGCAGCACGAGCGTACGTCCTTGCGGTGTCGCTGTGGCATTGGCCTGGCGAGGGCGATTGTGCTGCATTCCAGGCAACACTCGAACGGTTTCCAGATTGTGCCGAGCGCATTACCGCAATTTGCGCAGACACGGCCCAGACCGGGCGACAACTTGCGCCGTTCGGGCCGCAGTTTGATGTGGTCTTTATCGATGCCGGGCATCAGGAGCACGACGTGCAGGCGGATGTACTTGCGTGGGCACCGCTCCTCTCACCTCGTGGCGTGCTGGTGTTTCACGACTACTCACCCCGATGGGTCGGGGTGCGAACGGTGGTGGATCGGATGTGTGAGAACGGATGGGAATGTGTGCAGTCTGTGCAGTCGATACGCGTGTTAAAGAAGGACACTGCCCAATGACCGGAGGCCGCCGCGTGCCATCCGCACAACTAACACCATACAGCCCAGAACACATCGAGGGGGTGCAGGCATTTATGCGCGACGTAGACGCCACCGCTCGTGAGCATGCCGACACACGCGGCGCGGTGGTCGTGACGATAGGCGAGCCGGTGCATATTGCGTATGTGCTTGTTGAGCGCCTGGCCAGTATGGTACCGCCCGAACTGGCATCGAAGGTGCGCACATACGATATGGCGAAAGAATACGTGGTGATCGCAGTGGATCGGAGCAAACAGCCGCCGCTGGAATATCGGATCGTAAAACGGGGTAAGTGAACGATGGCAGTTCATAACCACGACCTCCAACGCGAACAGACCCGCCGCCGCTATGCGGTGTGTGCGGCGCTGCTCGGCTTGCTAGACGTGGTAGAGCCGGGTAGTCAGGCCGAACGGCAGGCACGGGGGCTGCTCTCGACATTGGAGGCCGAGTTACAAACCCGACCCAGCGAGCCGACACGAGCGCAACAGAGTAAAAAAATGCGGCTTGTGGAGTGTAAAGACTAGCAGGGTTGTGCTATAATACGGATAATGGTAGGCATCCCCTGAAAAATGCAGCCAGATACAGACGCTCGTGGGGAGAGAGAACGTCGCCGGAGGCGCAGCCGCCCCGTGTAACCGGCAATAAAAATCGGCTGTGGTGGGCCATCTGGTGGTAAACGGGGCATGGATAACCAGTCGCGCGTAATTTTGACCCCTGCCCACCACAGCTCCAACTGGCGGCTAACCAGGTGAGGG